AAACGTTGTTCTACGCGCACAGCCATCTCGCTTCTAACCTGCTGCGCAATCGTTTTACCATCAATAATCTTTGCTGCCATCAGTGACGAAATCCATCAATATTGTTCAAGCGGGGGAGGGCTTCTATTGTGTCAGATGCAAAGCGTGCTGTCAGGCAAAGAATAACCATAAAATAACCAAGTGGATGATCAAACGGACAAAAGGCATTGACTCAAACCGTGCTGACCGTATAATCCAAATCCGCTGCACGACCCGACAGAGAGCAACAGCTCTACCGTCTCAGTGCGCCCTTAGCTCAGTTGGATAGAGCAACGGCCTTCTAAGCCGTAGGTCACAGGTTCGAATCCTGTAGGGCGTACCATTTAAATCAACAACTTACCCGTATTTCTACGGGTGTTGTTAAAGTAACAGGTGCTTTAACGGGTGTTGTTAGGTTTCTGCTCATAAACCCATTTTTCATATATATCTTCAGGCCAGCCCAGAAAACTACCGCTCTTACTTCGTTGGGGGGCTGGGAAATCTTTTTTCTTTGCCCACATTCTCCAAAGCGTTGGGTGGCTTTTTCCTGTTAGTGCGCACATTTCTTTTAGTCCTATGTATCGCGTTGCCATCATTCACCTCCCCACGATTTGCCAACCACCTCTAATCCGGCTAGCTTGAGGCTTTTATACACATCTCGCTCATAGCGCTTATGCTGGAATACGCCATCAAACCAATAGTTGCTGTCGGCTGTATCTGGAATACTTAGGGGGCGGAGTTCACTCATTACGGTGATACCGCGCGATACCCCTCTTCGAACTGAAATTGCATCTTTCTTCTCCAAGGCGTTGACATGGTTGGAAGCAGCGTTAGGTGATTTAAAGTCCATGCCATCAGCAATTTCATATAGCGTAGGAGCCATACCTTGGGTATGAATGTAACTCTTGATGAATTCCAATACTTCCTGTTGTTTTTTAGTTATAGCTTGCATTATTCACCTACCTTACGATAACCAGCGCTCAACACTGCTTTTGCTATATGGGCTGCCGATCCATCTGCGTTGTGACATTCCACCTCAATCAGCTCGTTCAGTTCGTTAACTAAAATTCCATCAAGGTTCTTTGGCCATTGCTCCCAAGGGATGTCTGCACCTTCAAACCCCGCTAGCGTTTCAATGGTGAGCATCACGGTATCCTCAACACTGCGATCAGGCTTTCGGTATCCAGCAGCATAAATAGCGTCGGTGATGTCCGATGGCCCACCAGAATCAGCGGCCTTGATTGTCTTCGTGAGTTCAAACATATTGCTATTCATCACCATGCCTCCCGCAGAACTGCTTTATAGGCCCGCATCACAACAGCGGTTTTGCCTGATATGACCGACTTCATAAAGAAGAGACCCGAGCGATAAGTTTTAACATTAGCCGCAAATAATGCGGCATCGACTATCCGGTTATGGCGGCGAAATTCAAAGACAGTGCTGGTCACGGTTATCGTTGCAATGACGCCGTGGTCTTGATAATCAAGCTTCATTTAGCACCTCGGCACACAGTTCGAAGGCATTATCGTGCAACGGCATGATCATGAGAAACGGATTGCCATATAGGTGATTGGTCACCGGATCTAAAATTAGTTGGCATGGTGCCGTCTTGCCATAAGGTTTGAATTTGACGGGGCCAAATCCGCTACGAAACATTAAATAAGGCAACGCCAGCAGTTGGGCTGCAAACATCGGTAACTCGGTGCAAGGTTCTGGCTTCTCAGGTAGCAACTTGGCAAAGTCAGGGTAGCGACCGACAACGAGTTTGAGCTCGCTATAACCGATTATTGTTTCATCATCGTTCATGTGCGCGGCGTACCATTCGCCATTCTTCTGTGTGATTAGCGTTCCCTCGGCATCATCCGGAATAACACCACTGACCAAAAAGACAGCGTCAATTTCAGTATCTGCACCGTGCTCCATCATTACGGCAGCACGTCCATTAGTCGCTTTAATATGGGTGGGGGTGATGTACACCCCTTGCAGGTAAGTGCGTTGTTCGTTCTCGGCAGCCACGCAGCACAGAGCGGCACGAAGAATATCAGTTGGGATAAGCATTATTTGGCCTCCGGTGTGTAAATGGCTTTGTCGTGGCTAAACTCGCCGTTCCATGTCTTTTTCATTGGCAGTTCACCTTTCATGTACAGTCGGTAAAGGCGATGACAACCGCTCTCCAGTAGTACTGGTGTAAATCGGGTAAACTCGTCCGCCCCATGCGGTGTAATCTGCGTTTCATCTTCAGTCAGATATTTATCGCGGGCGTAAGAGGCAACACGCCACTTCGGGGGCTTTTCAGGATCTCGCTGGGCGTTGTATAACCAGTTGCGTTGAAAAGCCCACCATGACATTTTGCTTACGTTGACGCCGTTTAGAGCCTTGCAGAAAGCAGGGATCGTCATGCCTTTAGTGAAGTGTTTCGCTAAGCTTTCCACGGTGGCGTTTAAAGTTTTATTCTCAAGTGCGGCTGCCTCGGCTCGTTCCTCGGCTTCGATAACCATCAGCGCTAGTTCTTTACGTCCGATCGCGGTAGGTGCAGCAATCGCACTACGCTGGGTAAAGTAGAACTCAACCAAGTCTTCGTGGTATCCCCACGCCTGATCGGTTTCCAGCATCTTGGCGTGGTTGGCCGCGCCGCGCTCTGTCCACAGCATCAGAGAGCGTGTTTTGGTAGAGATTTGCAGGTAACTAAAAGATACCCGCAAATTTGCTAATTCTTTGCCGGTGACTTTGAAGAAATGTTTCCCCTCTACGAAGCGATCAGCATTACGCGAATAGTTCATTTTGATATTGGTGACATCAGCGCCATATCCCGCAGCCATTTGCTCGGTGGTTACTATGCGCAGCCCACGATACTCAATAACTTTCAGGTCTTTGGCTTCAACAGCCACCAGCTCAGTTTTCTTAGCCATTGTTCGCCTCACTTGTGCCGCAGATAATTTGATAACCAGCCATCTCTGCCAGTTCTATAAAATCTGGTAACGTGAGTACCATCACTCCATTTTCCAACAATTGTTCACTGATGATTTTTCCGTTCTCCAACGTGAGGAGAATCCGGGCTTTATAGTTGCTAGCTATTTCTGCTGTGCCATTCATTGCCGTTCCCCTCAGTGCATTTCTTTAGCTGGTGGAATTTCACCGCTGATTAAATATTTCGAACCGGAAATAAGAACCTCATCAATGAAATCAATCATCCATGTAGATCCTTCCTGCTCACGTTTCTGTCGATCGTCTAAATAAAACCGCATGACCGATATGTAGCGATCGGCTGAACCCCTTTCTAAAATTACGGACTCTATCTGGCATTGCAGGAGCACTTCGATTACACGCTTGTCTATTTGAATAATGACGTTGCCGTGAACAAATATGTGGCCGCCATTAGCTGCCAGACCGAAACGCTTCTCGCACTCGATTAAATAGGTGAGCGCCTCAACGGAACGAGCCTGTGAGCAGAAGCACTCTGCATATTCGAGCATTTCATCGCGTGATAATTCAGCGCCTGATTTCAAACGGTTAATATCAAGAAGCCACTCAGGGATATTAGAGTTATCGTTCTTCATATATTCGACCATTTGCTCTAGTGACATTTTGGTATTCACAAGGCTATTCCTTATTAAATAAGCCACGTTCGTTGGCTAATTCAGCAATATTCTTAACGAGATTATTCATGAACTCATGACCTTCATCATTCAGTTTGTCATTACCTTTTTTCAAAAGTGATTTATAGGTTTCTAAAATCATTGGTTCGGCTACGGAACGTTTATTGAAATCTAACGCGGGAAGTTCAAAGAAGATTTCTAGCCCTCTGTTTAATGTCGACTCTGATAACTCAACTGTACGCATAGCGCCATCCTCTAGAGTAACAATAGTGCAATGGCTATTTGTTTTTCGCAGCATCGTATTAAGCTTGGCATCAACGAGATATTTTCTATATTGAGCAATCTTTTGTTGAATGTTCATATATGCCTTATTTTAAAAATTAGGTGCAGTTAGCCCCAGCCATTAGGCTGTAATTTTTTTTTTTGCTACATTAGTAAATTAACTATTAAGTGTTTCTTGTGCAGTGTTAGTTATGGTTATTGCACCGCCGATTAACCCTGCCATATTAGAGTCAGTAATATCCTCAAGAACACAGGATAAAACTGATCTTATTTGTCCCAACATACAGCCAACTTCTAGCGCCTTGTCTATACACCCACTATCACTTACTTTACCGTAGCTAGTATTAATTAGGCGTTCATCAAGTTCCTGTACTACCTTTCCTAAATCTGTAGCAAATGACAGTGCCATTGATTGCTGTGTTAGTGCGTCGTTATCATCATCTGCATTTGTAATTCCTTTTATGCAAGATATTGTACGAACCGCTAAATTAACCGATTTTGTTGATAGGTCTCGTAAGTCACTCATGCTTGGATACCTCTTCATTTAATTCATATAGAGCTGCGCTAAGTTTTAGTATCCCTTGGCGTAGAGCGCCTAGAGAACCAACAAAATTGAGATAATCTGCGTCCAGCTTTTCGTCAGCTATTTCATGCAGGGTAGCTGCCAGCCCAAACAAATTTGACGTTTCTTCGTGGAGGCTACGGAGCTTTGCTATTGTTGTAAGATTGATATTCATAGTTCCCCACTTTGCTATAGCGTTGGTGCGTAGTTCTTTCTTAATAGAGTGTTCAGGCTAATCATTGCATTAGGAAATTTGTTGATATTCATTTTTTCTAATTTTGATATATTGTTTATGTCAGATATTTTTGAAACCAAATAAAATCCTTTTTTCACTCTTGCATAAAATTCGAAATTATATGGTGGTTCTGTATTCATCATTAGTGTGTATTTAACACTTACACCTAACTTATCCGGTAGGTAAGGGAAGTGCGCCATAATGACATTTAAACCATCTACATTAACTTCATCTATATTTGAGAATGAATTAATCAGATAAGCGATGCCATCTTCATGTTTGTAGATCCCGTAACATGTAATTTCACCATCATCAGCAGCTTGTAATTCATAGGCAGTAGTATCTTCATTGCAACGAAACCACGCACGAAAGAGGCCATTTTTATTATCAACGATAGGGAATTTTACATATACACCGGGCATAGCTCTAATACCAATATGGTCATATGAATTTCGGCTAGTGATTGCCCCAATATCTTTAGATGAATAATTTCTCATTTATCTTGTTCCTGCAGGTTCAAATTCGCATGGTATGCGAGTGATTTCAAACTCACGCTTGATTGCCTTTACATTTCCTACAGGCTGGAAATGGTAACGACCAGTAATATAATTAAAACTAGCAAGCCAAGAGGAACCGGTACGTTTATTACGGACTGGCACTTGCTTGCCGTTATTGGGTATGAAATGTGAATGTGATGAGTTCATTCTCATGGGCTCCATTTTTTTGCCGATGAGCTGATACTACAAAATGTACATCATTATGTCTATACGATTTGTATATGTTATTTATATTTATGTACAAAGTGTATGATAATTAAGATTAAATAAATTTATTGGGTATTAGTTTTGTTATAATAAAAAAAAGATCGCAATAAATGCGACCTTTTAAAAGATAGTGTTAATGCTGCTTGTTTTTAGAACGTATCCTCAGGCCATTGGGCCTTTATCACCTTTCCAATGATTCGGCAATCTTCACCACATCGTATGCTTTGGTAGCGAGGGTTAGGATTGAGCGGCTCTAGCCAAGGTTTCCCCTCTTCAATGACAAATCGTTTGAATGTGGTTGCCGCACCATTATCAATCCCAGCAACACAGTAATCACCAGAAACAACGTCCTCAGCTGGGTCTACAAGGATTAGCATTCCCTCTGGAAAGCTAGGGCGACTACCAGTTGGAGCAGTCATCGAGTGACCCTCAACAACCAGCCAGAAAGCCATATCGCTAGCCTTTTTGGTAGTGCCGACCCAGTCTTTAGCATCTTGCTCTGTGTAACAACCAACTGCGCCGAATGACCCCGCCTGAACACTAGTGAATAGGGGGTATTCGTATTGTTGTTTCACTAGGGGAAGGGTCAAATCCTCAGCGACGGTGAATGTGCCATCAGGGTTAAGGGCCGCTCCGTTTATGCCTAAGATTTGGAAGATTGCACCAACTTCAGTAAGGGATGGTGATCGCCTTCCGTTTAGCCAATGCCCCATTGCTCCTTGGGACACACCCATTTCTTCAGCGAGTTCAGCTTGGGTCATTCCAAGCGCGTTTAATCTGGTTTTCGCCAGCTCGTTCCAGTTCATTTTCATGGTTCAAATAATACACTTTGTGTAGTTTTCATCAACGTACAATATGTACAATTTGTTTGATTGTGTAAACTACATATTGTACATTTACGTTATCCATGAGGAGAACGTCGTGAATAATCTTAAGACTCTAAGAAAGTCATTAGGGATGACTCAAAAATCCTTAGCGAAAGAAATCGGGCAAACCATTAGCTCTATTTGTCACTACGAATCGGGGAGACGGCAGCCAGATATTAATATCTGTCATCAGTTGGCTACAGCCCTTGGGAGAAATGGAGTCAAGGTTGCTATTGAAGATATCTTCCCCAATCCAGATGCCGATAGCAATGCAGTTTAATCATAGCAAATCTTTGATGCCTGAACTATTCAGCGAAGCAGATAGAGACTGGATAAACGAGCAACTACAGCGGCTAACGCCGTCAGTCAGACCCAAAGCCGTACTGAAGTACGCAGAAGTTTATCAGGAGGCATTCGAAAGCGAGGAAGTGACATACCAGCAAGAGAACAAGGCGAGGCGAGAAGCCAATACACGACTCAGATTGTTTGTAAACCGGTATGCAGCAGCAAGCGAGGGGATCACATCACGTCCACCGCAAGCGGCTAAGCAGTAGGCCCACTTAGAGAGATTGACCTTCCAGATATTTAGCCGTCTAGATGTTTTGGGGAAGAGGGGAAAACTTTCTAGGGGGGTAAGGGGGGTGATCTTTGAAAGGGGTGTTAGGGAAGGCTTAGCCAGAGAGGGAGATCTCCTTACTAACATAAGATCACTGAAGGGGTTATCCCTTAAAAATCCGGCAAATCAGAGGTCATACCAGATGTGTAAAACAATTCAAGGCTTGGTCTCTGGCATGGCCATTTTCAACAGAAGAGGTAAGTACCCAATGATTATTGGTGAGATTGAGAAAGCCTCGGAAGAGTGCAAGAAACTGGAGCGGGTTACTTTGGCGAGTGTTCGCGCTCCAGTTCTTGCGGAGGTAAAACATGCTTAACATCACTGCTAACTTAGCGCAGCAGCGTGCGCTGGATATGTTACGACGTGACTGGAAGCAGTACAACTCGTTCATGGTTTACAGCCCTACAGGGAGCGGTAAAACTGGCTTGAGTGCGTTTATCACTGACGGGTTCGTGTCACGCGGTATGCGCGTTCTGATGACCTGCCCCTATACCGTACTGGTTACCCAGACAGCAAAGCGTTTTATTCAATATGGCCTGCCAGAGGATGAGATCAGCTATGTATGGCGCGATCACCCAAATTATGACCCTGAGCGCAAGATTCAGATTGCTTCAGCCGACACGCTAATCCGTCGTGACTTTCCCGAAAATATTGATCTGCTCATTGTTGATGAGGCCCATCTTCGCCGCAAAAAGATGCTTGAGGTTATCAAGTATTTGACGGCTGAAACCCATGTCAAAGTTATCGGCTTGTCTGGTACTCCCTTTGCGCCATTCCTTGGTAAGTATTACCAGCGACTCATCAAGCCAACCACGATTAAAGAGCTGATGGATACGGGCGTGTTGTGTGGCTACGAGTTTTTTGCGCCAACAAAGCCTGATTTATCCGGTGTAAAGGTAACGCGCTCAGATGAGTTCGGCAGCGACTACAAAGAGGATGAGGTTGCAGAGATTATGTGCGGCGCTGATCTGGTGGGTGATATTGTCAGTAATTGGCTTTCGCATGGCGAAGATCGCCCGACAGTTGCGTTTTGCGTCAATGTTAATCATGCCAACTATGTCACTCTCCAGTTCAATAAGGCGGGGGTAAATGCTGAGGTTATGACAGCCCAAACCCCACACGACGAACGCCAGATGATGATCCACCGATTCGAGCAGGGTGCGACAAAAATCATTGTTAGCGTTGGCACTTTGATTGCGGGGTTCGACAGTGATGTTCGTTGCATCATTTACGCCCGCCCGACGAAATCCGAGATCCGCTGGTTACAAATTATTGGCCGTGGGCTACGAACTGCCAAGGGCAAGGATAAGTGCTTGGTGTTCGATCACTCGGGTTCTGTCCATCGGTTGGGTTATCCCGACAGTATTGAGTACGACACGCTTCCATCTAAAAGTGATGGAATGAAAACAGTCGTATCAGAACGCGAAAACGAGAAGCGTGAGAAATTACCCAAAGAGTGTTCTCAGTGCCATTACATGAAGCCTGCTGGTGTTTACCAGTGCCCTAAATGCGGACATAAGCCGCTTGCAGGTGAGGATGTTGATACGGATGCTAGCCGTGGGCTCAAGCAAATCAGCGGGGAAAAGAAGGTTGTGACTAAGCAGCAGAAGCAAAGCTGGTGGTCGCAAATCAAGTTTTATCAGCGTCAACGCGCTGCACAAGGCAAGCCAGTATCTGACGGCTGGTGTGCTCATACCTTCAAGGACAAGTTCGGGACATGGCCCAACGGCTTACAAGATTACCCAATGGAAATTACCCCAGAGGTCAACAATTACATTAAGTGGAAGCAAATCGCCTTCGCTAAAGGCCGCGAAAAATCCAAAAGTACAGAGCCACGCCAGCCTGCGTTAAGCGGGATTGAGCAAGCGGCAAATCATCTCAGCAACGTTCGTGCATCTTTGGCAGCACGTAAGGCAGTGGCGCAATGAAAACCACTGAAGCGGTGATTGGACGCTGGCCAGAGGTGTTTGAGCACTATGGTTTACCTCCTGTAACGGGTAAACGTCACTTCAAAGGGAAATGTCCCGCTTGTCAGTCGAAAGGCAGTTTCCGTTTTGACGATAAAGATGGGCGCGGTAGATGGATATGTAAATGCGGCACGGGTGATGGATGGAAGCTGCTAGCCATCACTCAGGGTAAGGATTTCAAAACACTTGCGGCTGAGGTCGATACGATTATAGGACGGAAGTATCAGCCCGATACCGAATCCAAACCAGTGGAAAGTAGCAAGAAGAAACAGCGTGAATCGGTTTCCAAAAAATACTCAGGACTGGTGGAGCTAAGAGGTACGAGCGGCGAAATGTATCTACGTAATCGCGGGGTCAATACTCTGCCCTCAGATGCTATCCGTTTCTGCCTCGAGCAGCCATTTAACGGGCGGCACTACCAAAGCTTATTTTCGCTGGCAACGGATGACAAAGGGGCGCTCTGTTATTTGCATCGAACCTTGTTGGATGGCGATAAAAAGGCAAATTTGGGTGAGAGTGCCAAACGCATGCTATCGCTACAAGAGGATAGCTATTTGGAGCACGCCAGTTCAGTTGCGATCCGCATGTTTCCACCTGCATCGACGTTGGGTATTGCTGAGGGGATAGAGACCGCACTGTCGTGCCGACAAATCTACGGCTGCAATGTGTGGGCGGTACTGAATACGTCACTCATGAAGCGATTCAGAGCACCTATGGGTGTTAAACATCTCATTATTTTTGCTGACACAGACTTAAACGGGGCAGGTCATGCCGCCGCTTTTGAGTGTGGGCATCGCAATATTTTATCCAACAACGATGTTGAGAAGGTCAGTATCCGCTGGCCGGAATCAGGTGATTTCAACGATATGCTCATCAATGGTGCACAAGTTTTCGAATGGCCGCTGGGGAGGGCCGCATAATGTCTCATAAAGGTAATCCAGTACATCAAGACCTATTCACAATTCCAGAGCCAACTTACAGCACCGAGGTTGCGGTAACAAAGCCATTGCCACCGCAACGGGTTATTACCGGCCATAAGCAGACGGATGCTTATTTATGGGTGCTGGAGGTTATCAGGCTCAACGAGCCCGCGCACTTGCAGGCAGCAGAAGACGCTCTGCAAAAACTGAAAATCACACCTAAGCAAGCGCAGGAACGCTATAGCAACTACTTGTTGAAGTCTGGTGCGGCTCCGTTCCAGATAGCGTTTAGCACTATGTCGATGGATAACCCAGCAGGCTATATAAGCGCGGCGAAACAGGCTATTGCAGAGGCTGCTAAGGTACGTGCTGTATTTGGCAGTTATGAGGCTGCCTTGGTCAATACCCCAGCGGAAGATCTGATGTTGTCCGGTGAGCTAGCGGAGGTGTACTCATCCTGCTGGGGCTGGACGGACGAAGAAATCGCAGATAATTGCGTTGAGGGAGAGCGTTGCTACGAAATTGATGAGCAGCGTCAAGCGGCATCAAGGGGGTTTGCTGCTCAATTACCCGAGCCAGCCACGCTTTCAGATGTTGTCCGTGAGTTTCAATATTGGGATTGGCTCTATCAGTTGCGTAACCGTGCTGAAAAAGAGCTGGGCTATGAATATGTCGATGGTGGACGTAGCCATATTCATGATCGTGAGGGATATCTCGAAAGCCTCTTAGCAACTATTAGACCTGTTAGTCGTGAAGAAGCCGTAGAGGTGTGCAAGTGGGTATTTGAGAAAGAGTCTTTAATGGATCTTGGCAAAATCACGGAAAACATCATTCTGAATTTAGTGGGGGAATGTGCTGATGCGTGATATTCAGATGGTTATGGAACGTTGGGGCGCATGGGCAGCCAATAACAAAGAAGATGTTTGCTGGAACTCGATTGCTGCGGGATTCTCTGGCTTGATCCCCTCAAAAGTAAAATCTCGTCCTCAGTGCTGCGATGATGATGCAATGGTGATCGTGGGCTGCATGGCAACATTGAACAAAAAGAACCCTGACGCTCATGATTTGCTGGTGGACTATTACTTATTTGGCAAAACATTTATGGCGCTAGCCAAGCAAAATCATTGCTCCGATACCCATATAGGTAAGCAGTTACAGAAAGCGGAGGGGATCGTTGAAGGTTTGCTGATGGCGCTAGATGTTCGCCTAGAAATGGATAGGCTAGTACGAAAAGAGTCAGTAGTAAGAAAAGTAGCATAATAGCTTTACGATCGTAAAAACGCTGATATTCTGATAAGAGTAGTTAGTTCGTCACCTAGCTTACATAATCAAGAAGCCCGCCTAGTGCGGGTTTTTTTGTGTCTTTTTCAAGAATGAGTTGCTGTTGGCATTGGACAGAGTTACTAGTGTTGTAACGCAACGAAAAAAGAGAAAAAGACATGCTAAATCAGAATGATATGACGCAAGAAGCATCGGTAGTGCTTGCCTGTTTGAGTTGTTTAAGTTGGTGGTCTGCGACTTACCTTGGCGGCTTGTTAAAGATTAGCGAAGCGCGCTGCCAGTTTATTTTGACTCAGTTGGCGATGGCTGGTTTAGTTGAAGAAGATAAGATAGAGAACAAATTCAAACGCTGCTAGCTTTGCTGGTGGCTTCTAAGCTGTGAAATGGGCGGCTGGGTTGTGTTGTAGCACTTCCCAGCCATGCACCCGTTGTATGAGTCACGGGCGCAACAAGGCCCACCGCTTGTGTGCACAAAGCGGATCTGAGCCTACCAAAAAAGGCCCAAAACATCCATGAAAAATACTGTGAATTTAAACAGTATCAATCTTGTAAACGCTGATTCACTCGAATTTATTAAAACCCTTCCAGATGATTGCATCGACCTGATAGCCACCGATCCGCCATATTTCAAAGTTAAGCCAAACGGCTGGGACAACCAGTGGCGCGGCGATGGTGACTATTTGCAATGGCTTGATCAATGCCTTGCCGAGTTCTACCGAGTATTAAAGCCTGCTGGCAGCTTGTACCTGTTTTGTGGTCATAGGCTGGCATCGGACATTGAAATACTCATGCGGCAGCGCTTTAACGTGCTGAACCATATTATCTGGGCTAAACCGTCTGGCCGCTGGAATGGCTGCAATAAAGAAAGCCTACGGGCATATTTTCCGGCAACTGAGCGCGTGTTGTTTGCTGAACATTATCAGGGGCCATGTAAGCCCAAGCAGGACGGCTACGCGGTTAAATGTACCGAGCTTAAACAGAACGTCCTCATGCCGCTGATCGATTATTTCCGTGATGCGCGAAACGCGCTGGGCGTATCGAGTAAAGAGATACACGCGGCAACAGGCAAGCAAATGGCCTCACACTGGTTTACTGAAAGTCAGTGGCAGCTACCGAGCGAGCAGGACTATTTGAAGCTGCAGGCGTTGTTTGAACGAATAGCGAAAGAAAAGCATCAGCGTAATGAGCTAAGCGATCCACACCACCAGCTTGTTGCGGAATATAGAACGTTGTCGCGGCGTTACCTTGAGTTGTCGCAAGAGTATAAGGCATTACGCCGTCCGTTCTCTGTTTCTGCGCTGGTGCCGTTTACTGACGTTTGGACATACAAGCCCGTCCAGTTTTACCCCGGCAAACATCCATGTGAAAAACCCGCTGAAATGATGCGTGACATTATCGCGGCAAGTAGCAAGCCCGGTGACGTTGTGGCTGATTTCTTCATGGGGTCAGGTTCAACCATTAAGCAGGCCATAAAGATGGGGTGTTATGTAATAGGGGTAGAGTTGGAGAAAGAACGTTTTGATCAGACTGAAAGCGAAATATTGGCGCTTACATCTGAATAAGATAAACAAAAATGTGTATATTTCCTCTTGCTTGTATAAACAAAAATGTTTATAATGATTTCAAGTTAAACAAACAGGAGGAGGAAGTGAAACAACGCGAGTTCCAGCGTTGGCTTGCAGCACAAGGGGCACAATTTTCAAACGGCACTAACCACTTGAAAATTTACTTGAACGGCAAGCAGACGATAATGCCAAGGCATCCAGCAAAAGAAATACCGGAGCCGCTTAGGAAAGCAATTCTTAAGCAACTTGGCCTGAAATAACAAACCAGCCCTTCGGGGCTGGTTACTCGCGGAGATTCACTTAGCCAAATATGCGATACCCAATAAAATTTGAGCATGACGAAACCGGGTGGTGTATCTCATTCCCCGACATCCCCGAGGCATTAACGGGCGGCGAGACAAAAGAAGAGGCGCTATCATTAGCGCAAGATGCACTGGTAACGGCGTTTGATTTCTACTTTGAAGATCAGCGACCCGTTCCTATGCCAAGCGCCGATGGTGATGACTTTGTTGATGTGCCTGCTAGCGTAGCTGCTAAGGTGTTGCTGCTTAATACCATGATCGCAACCGGCACTACGCAGGCAGAACTAGCTCGCCGTTTAGGCACTCGACCGCAGGATGTAAGCCGTATCGTTACGTTGGGACACACAACTAAAATTGATACGATTGAGGCCGCATTAAAAGTGCTAGG